GGCGCTGCCTCTGCCACGGGCGACCAGGGCGCTGCCTCTGCCACGGGCTACCGGGGCGCTGCCTCTGCCACGGGCGACCAGGGCGCTGCCATGGCCTGCGGCTACGCCGGCAAGGCAATGGGTGCCCTCGGGAATGCTCTCTTTCTCGTCTATCGCGACGATGACTACGTGATCCGTAAGGTCGGCGCGGCCATCGTCGGCGAGAACGGAATCAAGCCTGACACCTGGTATTCGCTGAGCGCCGAAGGCGAGTTCATCGAAGCCTGATCACCCCGCCCCGGGTGCCGGGGCAAGGAGACCACCATGTCAACGATCAACACCTGCCAGGCCGTCGCGGCGATGCAGAAGTACGGCGGCAACGGCATCAAGAAGCTGGCCGCCTGCTGGCTGGCGCTGGACGGCGAGAAGCGCGCACGGCTGGAAGCGGCGTTCAAGCCCGAGTTCTCGCATTACCGCACGATGGTCGACGTGGAGGGCGAGTACCGCGCGCCCCAGACGCTGGCCGATCTTGCCGCGCTGGATGTCGCCGCGGGCGACGCGAGGAACTGACGCCATGAACGCCCGCCAATCCTTCGAGCGCCTGGGCGATGACCCCTCGCGCACCGCATCGCCCTACACGCTGCCCTACGACCCGCCCGATGAAGACCTGCCGAGCGTGACGGAAGACGTCGCGGTCAAGGCGGTTCTGGCCTGCCTCTACAACGAGACGGCCGGCGCTTACGGCCAGTCTGCGGCCATCTGGGCGGCCTGCCTGATGGACCAGCTCGGCAAGCTGCAAATCGGCACGTCCATCACGTTGCTGGATGGTGAAACGGTGCCGAGCGCGGGCGCGAACATCCGCACGGTGCTGCGCCAGTACATCCACGCAGAGGCCAACCGGCTGATCCAGGAAATGGACCCCGACGAGCTGGAGGCCTACCTGTGATGACCTACGCCATGTGGGGCCTGGCCGCCCTTTACGCAATTGCCCTGATCGGCGACGCCTTGATGGCGCGCCACCGGAGAAACGCATGAACAAGATCAACGACGGCGGGCCGGCCTTCCCGCAAAGCTGGCGAACGCAGCCGCAGGACATGGGCACGAGCGGCGCCACGCTGCGCGACTACTTCGCGGCCAAGGCCATGCAGGCACAACTGACGGCATTCTGGGCGATGGAAACGCACCACGGCTGGTCGCACGACGAGACCGCACGGGAGGCCTATGCCATGGCCGACGCCATGCTGGCCGCGCGAGGTGCCCAATGATCTCCACCGGCCAATACAAGTGCCAAGCGTGCGGCGGGACTTTCACCGCGCGCACGGCCGACCGCAAACGCGGCTGGGCGCGCTTCTGCTCGAAGTCCTGCAAAGCACGCAAGCAAGAAGCCCGCACCGGTCAGCACCGCGCCTATCTGGACCGTCAAGACGGCGAAGGCTGCTTCCCGTCGCGCGCCGAAGGGGACGTCCAATGATCCGCCGCCTCCTGCGCGCCCACGGCGACCTGCTGATCGGCGCCGCTGCCCTCGCCGCCGGCGTCTTCATGTCCTGCGTGCTGGGCCCCACCCTCGACGCCCAATCCACCCTCACCGCCTGCGAAGGCTGCGGCAAGACCGCCGTGGCCGCCAAGGAATAAACCCATGACCCAAACGACCGAACTTGCTGAACTGCCGCCCCAGGAAACCGCGCTGGAGGTGTATTCGAAGCCCAGCGGCCTGGAACCCTGGCTGGCCAAGATCCGCGCCGAAGTGTCCGGCCATGTGCCTGACATGTCGACCAAGAAAGGCCGCGAGGCCACCGCCAGCCTGGCGTTCAAGGTCCGCAAATCGAAGGCCGCGCTGGACGCCCTGGGCAAGCAGCTGGTCGACGAGCTCAAGGACGTCCCCAAGCGCATCGACGCGGAGCGCAAGCGCATGCGCGACACCCTGGACGCGCTGGCCGAAGAGGTGCGCGCGCCGCTCACCGAGTGGGAAGCCGCCGAGGAAGCGCGCCAGCAACGCCACCAGCAGGGTATCGAGTGGTTCCGCCTGCGCGCCGACGAGAACCGCGACCTGGATGCGGCCGAGCTGCGCGCGACCATCGAACAGGTCAATGCCCGCACCGTGGATGCGTCCTGGGAGGAATACGAGGCCGAGGCGCACCGCGTCAAGGCCCGCGCCCTGGACGCGCTGACGCAAGCCCTGGCGGCGCGCGAGAAGTACGACGCGGAGCAGGCCGAACTGGCGCGCCTGCGTGCCGCCGAAGCCGAGCGCGAGCAGAAGGAACGTGAAGAGCGCATCGCCCGCGAAGCCGCCGAGCGCGCCCAGAGGGAAGCAGAGGCCCGCGCCCAGGCCGAGCGCGACGCCGCCGCCCGCCGCGAAGCTGAAGCCCTGGCCGCCGCCGAAACCGCCCGCCTGAATGCGCAGCTGGCCGAGCAGCGCCGCATTGCTGCCGAGCAGCAGGCCGAACTCGACCGCCAGGCCGCCGCGGCGCGCGAACGGGAAGCCGCGGCGCAGGCCGAGCAACGCGCGCGCCAGGCTGCCGAGCAGGCCGCCGCCGCCGAACGCCAGCGCATCGCCGACGAACAGGCCGCTGCGGCTGCCGAAGCCGCGCGCCGCGAGGAAGACATGGCCCACAAGGCCACCATCAACCGCGCCGCCCTGGATGCGTTCGTCCAGGGCGGCATGCCCGAGGACTGCGCCAAGCAGGCGATCAAGCTGATCGCCAAGGGCCAGATCCCCAACATCCGCATCACCTACTGAGGAAGCCATGACCGAAATCATTGACGCCCCGGCCCGCGCAGTGGCCCACCAAACCGAACAGGCCGCCGGGCAGGTGGCGGTTCTACCCGCCAATTCGCCCATGGGCATGATGATGGCCGCCGTGAAGCAGGGCATTCCCCTGGACCAGATCCGGGAAATGATGGCGATCCAGCGGGAATGGGAGGCCGACGAGGCGCGCAAGGCCTTCAACGATGACTTCGCGGCGTTCAAGGCGGAGGCCGTCGAGGTCATCAAGCGCAAGCAGGTCGAATTCAAGACCGACCGCGGCACCACCAGCTACAAGCACGCCGAGCTTTCCGACGTGGTCGACGCCGTGGGCCCCCGCCTTTCCAGCCATGGGTTTGCCTGGAGCTGGGACGTCGACCAGAAGGACGCGCGCATCCACGTCACCTGCACCCTGGTGCACCGCCTGGGCCACGAAAAATCTGTGACCTTGAGCGCGCCGCCGGATGACAGCGGCAAGAAGAACACCATCCAGTCGATCGCCTCGACCACCACCTACCTGCAGCGCCACACACTCAAGGCCGTATGCGGCATTTCCGAGAAGGGCGATGACAACGACGGCGCCGGCGCGGATGACGCTGCCGAGGAACTGCGCGACGAGTGGATCAGCAAGCTGGCCGTGGCCGAAGACATGGAATCCGCCGCCGCCATCTGGCAGGACGGCTGCAAGGCCATCCAGGCCACCAACAACCTTGCGGCGTTCGCCGCGTTCAAGAAGGCCTATGCCGACAAGCGGGCCATGCTCAAGCAGGAGGAAAAGTAAATGGACCTGATCTTCCACAAGGACCCACAGGGCTCGCCCGAATGGCTGGAGGCGCGCCGCGGCGTCATCACCGGCAGCCGGTTCAAGGACTGCCGCGACCGGCTGAAAAGCAAGGAGCCGTCCAAGAACTGCCTGAACTACGCCATGGACGTGGCCCGCGAGCGCGCTGGCGGCAAGGCGGCCGAGGTGTTCGTGAACGGCGCCATGCGCTTCGGCACCGAGCAGGAGCCGCACGCCCGCGCCGCTTACGAGGCCGCCACCGGCCGGTTTGTCGAAGAGGCGGGATTCATCACCACCGACGACCGCAAGTTCGGGGTCAGCGTGGACGGCCTGGTCGACGAAGACGGCATCGTCGAGATCAAGACCATGGTGTCGTCCAACACCCTGTTCACCGCCGTCGTTTCCGGCGACATCAGCGAATACGTCGACCAGTGCAACGGCGCCATGTGGCTGCTGGGCCGCCAGTGGGTCGACCTGGTGCTGTGGGCGCCGGACCTGGAAGCCATCGGCCGCAAGCTGACCATCGTGCGCATCACTCGCGACGACGACGCGATCGAGGCCCTGGAGGCCGACCTGCTCGACTTCGAGCGCCGCGTGACGCGCTTTCACCAGCAGCTCACGCAGCTCGCCGCCTGACCCTTTCCCAACGTAGCACCCTGGAGCCCTGCCCCATGTTCTCGATTACCGAGCAAACCGCAACCCTGGCGCACATCAACGTGCGCACCGAGCGCCACGGCGAAGAGCCGGCGGGCGCCGCTGACCTGAAGATCAGCTTCACCGATGGCAATGGCGTGCTGTCCGAATTCCATCCGGTGTTGCGCTCGTTTCTCTACAAGCAAGAGGAATCCCCGGATCAGGCCGAGATGCCCGTGGGCGAGGCACTGACTGTGCGCCGCTTTGGCGACCTAATCGAAAAGCTCCGCCTCAAGCACGAGCTGGTCGGCGCCAAGGTGCTGATCGGCTTCGGCCTGGGCGGCGCTTCCGATATCGAACTGGACCCCGCCGACGTTGACGGGTTCGCCGCTGAAATCATGGAAGGCGGCAGCGTGATCATCACCTTCCGCGTGAAGTGCCACCCGAGCGGCGAGCAGGTCAAGAAGCTCTACGAGGTGCTGGGCAACGAGATCACGATCAGCATCACGCCCGCCGTCGACAAGCAGGGATCGCTGGGCCTGAACCTGGAGCCGGAAGCGGCGTAACCCTTTGGCCGGCCCGGCGGCGGGCAACCTCAAGCCCCCCCACCGCCGCCGGCGCCTGGCCACCTGATACCGAGAAGAACATGACCGATTTCACGCCCGCCGCATGCCACGCAGCAGCACAGCACGCCATCGGCGAATACATCCAGCAGGTCGGCGCCCACGGCGACCCGGACAAGGTCCGCAAGGCGCTGGAAATGCTGATCAGCACGGCGGCGCTGGGCTACGGCTTCGTCTCCAACCAGATCGCGGTGATCGACCTGCTGCTGCGCACGTCCATGCACGTCGCCCAGCGGATGGAGGACGGCAACGCCTACCCCGAGACGGTGCAGCAATGACCCACGCCCGCAAGCCCCGCCGCAAGCAGTACCGGCCGCGCCCGGCCCGCCTGCCGATGCTGATCAAGGCCCAGCAGACCCTGGCGCCGCTAGAAGCGATCATCGACCAGATCGACCGCGACGGCACCGTGACGACCAATGCCCGCGGTGTGCCGATATTCCTGTGCCTGGAGGACGGCGAATGGTACGCCAGCGCGCCGGCTATCGCGGGCATGGCCGACTTCTTCGATATGTGGGCCACCCGCCACGGCAGCCCGTTCAAGGCCGTGGCGCTGCGCCAACTGGCCAAGCGCCTGGAGGTGGGCATGCCCATCGACGCGCCGCTGATGGCCGCCCTGCACGCCGAGATACCCGCCCTTCGCCGCATCGGCGCCGGCCTGACCCAGGCTGACGCGTCCGACCTGCTGCGCCAAACCCAAATCCTTGCCGAAATGGACGCCGTGCGCGCCCAAGGAGCCTGACATGACGAATTCCTACGACGTTGACCACGGCCTGAGCCAATGCCCTCCCGGACCGCTGGAGCCGGTGGAGATTTCCGACTGCGCCGCCCCTGGCGTATCCACGGTGGAGGACGAGCGCCGGCCCGACGCCTGCCCCCGTTGCGACGGCAGTGGGCATATCTCGGTGCCGAGCGACAACAGCCCGGATGCCCGTGAGGTCGATGTGTGCTGCGACCACTGCCAGGGCACGGGCGCGGCCGTGGATGCTGCCAAGTATCTTGCCGCCGCGCTGTCAGGCGAGAAGTACCGGCACATGCAGATCTATGGCGAATTCAAGAATTTCCACCGCAGCCTGTGCGCGCGCTTCGGCTATGCCCATGACGATATCCATTTCCGCCGCGACCTGGTTTCGCTGGAAGAGGCCATCGCCGCCAAGGTCGCCGCTCCCGCTGCTGGCGATGCGCTGGGCGCGGCGCTGCCGCCCTTGGACGCTGACCTCATCGAAATCCTGGGGCGCCCAAACTTCATGTGCGGCGGTATCGCGACGCTGCTGCGAGCGGACGGCCACGACATCAAGCGAAAGGCCGAGCATGAACAGGCGGCGACGATTCACTTCCTGCTGGGCCATTACCTGAAACATGGGGCTGACTGGCGCGAGACAGCCGGCTCAGCCCTCGACGCCATTGCAGCCCAACGTAAGGGGGATGCGTGATGCGCCGAGGAAACCTCATCGAAGGCCACAATGTGGACCGCATCGACGTGGCCGCCGGTCTGCGCGAGCTGGAAGCGGCTGGCTACACCGACCCGTACACGGCCCAGGTCATCGAACACGCCCTCATGCGCTGGGCGCGCGGCGAAGAAGAACAGGCCGAGCGCGGCGCCATCGACCGTAGCTTTCATGGGATCGACCTGACTGGCTGGCGCCGTGTGCTGGCAGCGGCGCGGGCCGGTGGCGAACAGGCCGAACAACAGAGCGCAGTGGAGTGCGCAATCCCGTGGTGCGGCCAGGGTGCGGGGAGGTGAGCATGACCATCACCATCCACTGGTGGACGATCCCCACCATTCTGACCGTCCTGAGCACCGTCTATGCCATCTGGCCTTCCCGTAGCGGCAACGCCTGGGATTCCCTGGCTAGCGGCGTCGTCGTCCTCATTCTCATCTGCGTGAACTTGGCCGCATGGCTGATAGGAGCATTGCTCAAATGACCCAACAAGACGACATCACCCAGCGCGTGCTGACGACGGAGAAGCGGAATGAATTCATTCGCCGCACCAGTTTCATCAGCGAGGCCGACCGTGATACCAGAGCGGCCTTCGTGGACGAGATTGCCAGCGCCGCCCTGGCAAGCGCGCCTGTAGCCGGGGAGGCGCTAAATGACCTGCAGGCGCTGCAATGGGCCGAGAAGTACGGCATTCAGTGGGCGCTCCATACCCCTGACGCCATTCGGGAGGTGATCGCGGATGCCCAGCGCCTTGCCGCGCCCCAGGCCAGCGCCGAGATAGGAGTTGAAGACGCGTTTGCAGGTCTCGACTCCATCCTAGAGGTCCGCAATGCGGCGCTGGAGCAAGCTGCCACGGCTGTAGAAGCACGGATAGGCGTTGGCGAGCCTGGCATTGATACCCAGGAACTTGACCGCGAAACTCAGGAATGCGCCAACGCTATCCGCGCCCTCAAGACCCAGGCGGACAAGGACGGCCCGTGGTGCTGCGAGCGCGGCGAGGCGCAGGGCGTGAGGGTGTGCCAGGAATGCGCCGAGATCAGCGCTGGGTATCAGGCGTCAATGCGCGGGGACAAGGACGGCGGCCAGCAGCGCGGAGGAGGTTCCCATGAAAACGCTTGAAGACGCACGAGAAGAAGCCCGCGCCCGCCATGGACACGCCTCCCCGTTCCGGGTCGGGATTCAGGTGGTGCTGCTGGGCATCCATTGCGAGAACCCATACCGGGAAGGCAGTCGCGGCTGGAACAGCTACGAAGAAGGCGTCCGCGAAGGCCAAAGGCGCGCCGCCCTTTCTGCCCCCCAGGCCGACGGTATCCGATGCCCTCTGCCTTACATCGACCCTAGCCAGGAGCCGCCCAAATGACCCGATACCGTGCGCTGCGCCTGATGGGCTGCGACTGGTTCACTGCGGGATTTATCGCCGTCCTTAACGAAGCCTTCGGCGTCCCGAAAAACGAGGTGCGATTCATGAATGTCGTCGTAGAGATCGATGACCCCACCCAGGCCGAACAAGGAGAGCGGGATGCCTGACCATATCCCCTACCCCACATCGTGCAAGGACGCCCAGGGCCGCGTATGGCGCGCCTACTCGGTCAAGTTCTACAGCCCGGACGGCTCCTACGAGTGCCACATTTCAGCCATCAGCGACGACCACGCCCGGCTGCAACTCGATGCCCTCAAGGAAACGGGCCATCTCACTGGGCAGACTTTGGAGATACACGATGAATGACCGCGAATTGCTGGAGCTGGCGGCGAAGGCGGCTGGGATGCCCCTTGGCGGTTGGGAGCCGTGTCCCGGCGGATTCTTCACCTATTCCCATCGTGGCAGCGACGAGAGAAAAACTTGGCTTCCCCTCACCGACGACGGCGATGCATTGCGGCTGGCGGTGAAGCTGAATCTGTGGCTGCACGTCGAAGAATACGGCGCGTCAGCACGGCGCGCTGGTGGTGCTTGGCTGGGATGCGAGGCCCCCCTGCATGGGGGCATTGAAGCCGCCACGCGCCGCGCCATCGTGCGCGCTGCCGCCGCTATCGGAAAGGAGATGTGATGGCACACGCAGCCCAACACCAAGCACCTGCCGCGGCGCCGAAGCTGCTGTATAGAGTGAGCGAAGCGAGGGAGGCCCTGGGCCTATCGACGGCGACCATCTACCGGCTGTGCGCGCGCGGCGAACTGGTCAAGGCGCCGATCGGCGGCACCCGGTCGGTGGGTATCACCGCCGCATCGGTGAATGCTATGCTGGCGCGCATGTCACAGCCGGTCACCGAAGAGGCCAACGAGCCCAGCACCCCCTCGATGGGTAGCTAA